ATACCAATTCTTGCAAATTTTTATTATTGATAACAATGAGAATACGAAAGCTACGACACCTGCTAATACTTGAATGATTGGAAGTATAGCCATTGCATAAGCAGCTATTACACCACTCCACGCAAACCCATTTTCAAGTATGAGTAAAAAGTTCTTCTTCATTATAAAATTATTGGTCTTTCGTTAGGAAATTTAGTGTAATATTTTTCAGCATATTGGTTTTCTAATCCTGCGAAAGTATGAACACCACAAGGCGATGGATAAACTTCGTATTGATTAAAGTCAACTAATGGTGATTCATTCCAAAGTATATCAACTGAATACTTACTTGATAGTATAGCAGGTGTTTTAATATTCGTTCCTTCCATTATTGCAGGAGTTGTTACTATATTACCTAACTCAACTACTGCACAGCCTACAAATGATGTATTCCCATTTTCGTTTTTAGTTTCTATTTTCTTTCTTAAATCAGACCATTGCTTGTCTGTAAATTCGTATTTACTAAATTCCATTTTTATAGTGTTGTTAGTGATATGCATTGTGCATCTGTTAATCCTGTTGAATATAATAAAACATTATTAATTAAATTGGAATTTGCTCCTGAAAAATAAGCAACTTTTGATATGCTTAAATTATTAAGTGAATTAGTAAATGCAAATGATGTAGAACTTGAACCAACTTCAACTCCATTTATAAATATTTTACTATTTCCTGACTTGTACCTTACCGCTATTTTGTATCTTGTGTTTGCAACTGCATTTATTGAAGAAATTATATTTATCAAATTTGAATTATAATAAATTAAACACCTAATACTTGCATTACTCGCTTGAATTATAGAAACATTATTTGTTATATTTTGACCAAATGCGAATAAATCATCAGCACTTGCAAAAGATGCAACATAATCAAATAATATTGTTCCTTCTGTTTGACCAATTAAACTACTTATTCCTGTTTTACTTACATTATCAGCATTACGAGTAACTGCTGCTGCTACTGTTGGAATGTATGATGTTGCGTAAGCACCTGCTTCGAGTTGTGCGCCCCACGCAAATATAGTTTGACTTCCTTTTGGTGATTGTGAGCCATCTCTTGTATCTACTCCAAATTGAAAGTTATCAGCACCTGCAGTTAGTAAAGCACTTAAATTAAATCTTTGCCAAGAAGTTGTTAAATTACAAATTGTTCTGCTATAATTAACACCATTTTTTGTATATGATATCCAAATAGTTTCATTACCATTTAAACCTTTAAAATAAAAACTTCCTGTATAATTCACAGCACTTGGAATAAATGGAAAATATACAACTGAAAATTGACCCGCAGAAATAGCAGGAAAAACTATTCTATCTGCATTTTGAGTTCCATCAGGAGATATTGTATTATTAGCAGTAACTGTTATAGTTCCATAAGGACTACCTTTTGGCCATAATACATTACTAAAATCTTCGCTGTATGTAGCTAAATTCGTTCTTTGCGGTTCAACTAATAAACTTGGACAACTGCTATTTGTGTAATCTAAACGAGGGAAATTTAACCTTGTTACTGTTGGTAAATATTCACTTGCTGTTGAGCCTTCTTCAACTTGTGCGCCATAAGTAATTACACTTCCTGTTGCATTTATGTTATATACACCCAAAACAGTAGCAGCAGCAGGTCTTACTCCGTGCCTATTATCAGCAGTAAATGCAGTTGGAGCAGGATTTGTTAAAATTAATCTCCACCATAAATTATCAGCAGTTGATGTAATTGATTGAGTACACCCTGCTGATGCAACTCTTACAGAGAAAGCGCCTGTTTTAGTGTTTACTTGAACGTATTGCTCTACTTGACCTGTATTTAATCGTAAAAAAAACTCGGGAAATCTTGTTTCATTATTATCTTTTAAAATATAATAAGAATAACTATGAGTAGTTAGACTATTTAAATTAAATGCATTATAAACAATACCATCAACACCTGTTGCAGTTTTGTTTAATAACCACCCTTCGTTATTTGGTTGAGTTGGTGAAACTTGACCACTTGTTATGGTTGAATTAGTTTTTGTCCAAACTGCATTTGTTAAAATATTACTGTATTGTAACAAATTTCTTGGCACTAATTCAATTAATCCTGCACTATTTACTCTCGTTGCCGTTGTAGCACGAACAACATCTAAATCGCCTAAACCACTTGTTGGAACTTGGCTAAATAATACTGATTCTTTATAACCACTTGGAATTAATACCAAAGATGCATTATCAAGTAATTGTTTAGAATCTAAACTATTTAAACTATTTGATAAGCATACTTTACCTTCAGTAACTCCACTTGCTGCAATTACTCGAGCAAAATATGCTAATATTAATTTAGCTATTTTACCAAGCCCACGAAACCCTCCAACTCGTGCGTTGGTTGTAGTTATCCCTAACATAACTATTGATTGTTATAAGCGATAGCTGTTCCCGAAGTTAAAGTAATTGCAGTGATATAAGTTCCTGCTTCTGCTGGTATAAACATACCTGCACTAACTGTAACTGCATTAAAACCTTTTGTAGTTAATACGTTTACACCATCAATACTTAAAACACTAATTACTGCATCAGTATTAATTACAACTGCTGTGTAAGCCTTACTTGTTTTTGCTGATGCTGCTGCTATGAATTCGCATCCACCTGAACCAATTATTTTGCCTAAATCTGTCATATTTTTATTTGTTTAATAATATATTATTTTTATTTATTTTAAAGGTATTTGACACCTGTTTCTTTCTTGCATTAATTCAAAAGTTAAGTTCATCTCCCAACCATTTACCTTGTCTGCTAATGCTTCTCTTAAAGGTACTAAATTCGTTGCAAAACTCAACAAAAAGTAATCTTGATATGTTGGGTTAGTCAACTCAGAATAAACGTCTTGTGATATGCTTAAACAATCACTCAAAGTATCACGTTCATTTGTTTGGTCATCCTTTTGTATATCCATTACTTTTACGTTCATATTTAAACTTAAAGTATTACTATCAATACTACTATCAATTACATCAATCCAAAGTAAAGGGTACTGCTCTTGTTCACTCGCTGAAATATCTGATGCTTCACCAAAGTTAAATCCGTTTATCTGTGCGTGGCTTGTCGCTATTGTTTCGAACAGGTTTATTATTTGATTGAGTGTGTAAAATTGCATTTTCTTTTATAAATTTTTGTAACTTTTGTTCGTTCTTTATTTTTGTTTTCATTAACAATATGTACAAGGTTTGGTTAATTCTCTCGGTTCTATTTTTATTCCTTGAAAGTTATATCTACCACTGCAACAATCATCACCATCTAATAACATTCCACTGTTGTAATTCGTTCTTTGTGGGAATATAGTGTCTATGCCTACACCAGTTTGCGTTAAATACAATGGGTAAGTAGTTGTGTTAGCTAATAAGAATTTAGTTAATCTCTCGGCATATACTTGTGCTTTGTTTCTTGCCTCATCCATTATATCCCTAATTTCATTCATGCTTGCAGGTTGCATATTGTCTGCGTTCTGAACACCAACTGCTTTATTGAAATACTTATAGTTCATGGCTAAAGGTAATTCAACTTGCATGTACCAAATCATAGTATTAGTTATGTAGTTATCAATTAAATTCTTATTTGCATTCGTTGTTGTACTTGCTGCAATTTGTGTTTTTAATTCGTTGTATAAACTTGTTCCTAATATCGGTAATATATAAAACTCTTGCACTTCGATAATAGTCGGAGTAACAATCTTCATATCAACATTATCCTGTAAAACAGAACGCTGCTTTAATGTTTGTTCGCTTAAAAATAAAACTTGTGCTGCCATATTATTTAACTTTTTTAACTAATTCCTGAACCCAAATATGTCTGCAATATGGTAAATTTACATCCAAGTTAGGGTCATGATACCAACCACCTCTGCGCCTGAATGCATCGTAATTAGGTATGTCGTAAACTTGTCCTAAATCTTTACCAATGTTTTCAATATCTTCTCTGCTAAAATAACGTGGATTGCTCATCATTGCTGCACAAAAATCTCTGCTAACACCACCTTCTACTAATGCAGGTGCATCACTTCTTTCAGCATATTTGTAACGTATAAACAATTCACTAAATGTTGGTACGTTTTTGTTTTCGCCTTTGATAGTTATCTTTAAGTTTTTATCAATTAAACCATCACCGATTAAAGTTTCTATTGCATCGCTAACTTTTGTTTTATCCAACTTCATTACTTCCATTAAACTTTCAATAGTTATATCTGGAGTTTTTTTAATTAAGTCTAATATTCCTTGTTCAATTTTAGAAATAAAATCTTCTTTTCCAAACATTACTTTTTTAGTTTTTACAAGTTCAAAGTTTTCTACACTTTCACCATACTTACTAAATGTTTCGTAATCTATTAAATCTCTTGTTTGTTTACTAAATTTAAAAGCAGCAGGTGCAGTTACGTCTGCGCTTGGTAGTAATATATCACCACCTTCTATTGCTGCTTTGCCAATGATTGCACGAACCTCATTAGGTGTTAATTGATTTAATACTTTTGTAGCTACTAATGGTGATAATGCGCTTAATGAATCTGCAACATTTGAAACCACGTTTTTAATCTCTAACGGTTTTCTACCTATCACTTCTCTTAACTCATCTTTAGTTAAAATTTGTGATAATGTAGCTTCACTAAATGAAGGCATAATAGGTTCAAGTTGTTTTATTTTTAACTTACCTTTTACAGGTGCAAAAATATTAAATATTTGCTCTTGAACTTCTTGTCTTGGTGCTACGTATGTATTTGTAAATAGGTTAAACGCATCAATCATTTCTGCTCTGCCACCTAATTGCCCTGCTACCCTTACACCAAAAATCATTGGTGAAGTAACTTTATGTCCTACAAATATTTCTTGTTGTATTGTATCGTTTAATGCTGTGTATTTGTCTGCAAAATCTCCTGCGCTTAAATCGTTTATTATTGCTACTCTGTCCTTGTCATCTGCGAAGTCTACAACTATGCTTCCTGCGCTATCTGTTGATGTGAATTTACTCTTTAACTTTCGTTCAGTAGCTTTCATTTCGTCATCACTTGGTATGCCATTAACAAAAGTAATCATCTTACTTCCTTTAAAGCTATTTTGTATTTCTGCTCTATGATAGTTTGCTACTTCTGCATCAGTAATAATTGCAGGAACTGCCCCAATATAATCAGGTAAAGTATATGTATTTAAATTTGGTCTATAACTCTTATAGTAGTAAATCGATTCTGCTTGTTTTACATTTGGGTCATAAGCAGGTAAAGTAGTAAATAATGGTGATGTGTTTTCATTTCCACTTTCATCTATCCATTCATCGCTTATATAAAACTCTGAATTGTCTTCGTTACTACGAACTGTGCAATAATCAATGTGGTAAAGTTCTTGTCCTTTCTTTCCTTTTGTACCAACTACCTTAATATAGCAACCACCAAATAATTCATTGTCTAAAATAGTTTTTTTAGCTAAATCGTTTAGTGTTTCGTACTGGTTAGGGTTATCAATAAATGATTGTAGTGCAATAACTTCTTCACCTTGCATTTCTGTTTGGTCAAATTGCCAACCTTTACCGCTTATATATAGTTGTTTGCTTGTTACTATTGCGTTATGCTTTGCACTTCTATTAAATAATAGTACAAGGTATTGAGGATAGTTGTTTTCTTCACCATATTTAACCCATACTTTTGACTTTTGTTCCACAAACATTGGAACTTTGTCATT